ATCCTGCTCGTGCTGGCCCTGTGCATCGGCTTCCCAATCGCCATTGCGCTGCACGCCGATGAGGTGCGCCAGGCCGGCCAGGGCCGCGGTGTGCATGTGAACGATGGGGGTGCGTGAGGTCATGTCCGTATCGTTGCCCACTCCCGCTGAAAGAGCCAGGAAGGGGATGAACCTCGTCTTGCGCTCGCTGCAAGAGCCTGGAAAGGCTGCCGCAGTCGCCGTGGCCATGGGCACCAGCGAGACCAGCGTCTCGCGCATCAAGAACGAGCGCGCCGAGGAGGTGCTGGTCTGGCTCGCGCACCTGGGTCTGAAGGTCGTGCCTTCGGATTTCCAGTGCGTCGACCAGAAGACCTTCGCGGCGTTTCAGATCCTGTGGGAGAAGGCCATGCGTCAGACGTCGGCCGCGTCCCTAATTTTCGAGGAGAGGGAGTGATCGTCACCCGCCCAGCACTGCGGTACCACGGCGGCCTTTTCGCGGAGCCAGCCACCGCATGACGTCGTCCCCATTCCTGCGGGGCCGTGTGGCCCTTTTTCTGGGCCTCTCACGGCCTGCCAGACATTTCCTACGCGCGTGAATGCCGTTGACACCTTCACCCAACGGTTGCGCATGCAAGGGCCCAGCGTGATGCAGGAAGAACACACCTCGCCCTCCGAGGAAGACGCTGCGCGCCTGCGCGTGCCGCCGCAGTCCATCGAGGCCGAGCAGTCCCTGCTGGGCGGCTTGATGATGAACGCCGCGCCCTGGGGGCAGGTGACCGAGGTGCTGGTGGCGGGCGACTTCTACCGCCACGAACACCGCACCATCTTCGCCGCGATCGCCGCCCTGGCGGCCGACGCGCAGCCCGTGGACACCCTCTCCGTGTTCGAGCAGCTGCAGCGCATGGGCAACGCGGAGGAGGTGGGCGGCCTCGCCTACCTGAACGCCATGTCGCAGGTCGTGCCCAGCAGCGGCAACATGCGCCGCTACGCCGAGATCATCGCGGAGCGCTCCACGCTGCGCCAGATCATCGCCCAGGCCGACACCATGGCCTCCGCCGCATTCCGGGGTAACACCAGCGCCGCCGATGTCCTGGACGCCGGCCGCTCCGAGCTGCTGCGCATCGAGCAGCAGCGCAAGACCAAGAGCCGGCGCGTCCCCCTCCTGAACCTGGCGCAGCTGCAGGAGGGGGCCCAGGCCGTGCGCTGGCTGATCAAGCACGTGATGCCCGCCGAGTCCATCGGCATGCTGTACGGCGCCAGTGGAACCTTCAAATCCTTCATTGCCCTGGACGCTGCGCTGCACGTGGCCCACGGCTTGCCCTGGCTGGGTCGCAAGACGCAGCAGGGACCCGTGGTCTACATCGCAGCCGAGGGCGGCACCGGTCTGTGGCCCCGCGTGCACGCCTGGCACCGCGCGCGCGGCCTGCGCTGGCAAGACGTGCCCCTGTACGTGGTGCCCATGGCCCTGGACCTGCGCGCCGAGGCCTGGCGCGTCGTGGAGGCAGTGCAGGCCCTGGGCCTCACCCCGGCGCAGATCGTCGTGGACACGCTCTCACAGACCTACAGCGGCGAGGAGAACAGCGCCGACGAGATGGCAGGCTACCTGCGCGAGCTGGGCACCCGCTTCCGTGCGCTGTGGGCCTGCACGGTGCTCCTGATCCACCACAGCGGCCACAGCGTCACCGAGCGCCCCCGTGGCTCGAGCGCCATCCGCGCCAACGTGGATTTCCTGCTGGGTGTGTTCCGCGACGAGAAGGAGATGCTGGCCACCCTCACCTGCGAGAAGCAAAAGGACGTGGACCCCTTCGGCGAGGCGATGTTCTCCCTGGCCGTGCACACCCTGGGCACGGACGAGGACGGCGACCGCGTCACCAGCCTGGTGGCCCGCCACCTCACCCAGGCCGAGGAGGTCGCCGAGGCCATGGAAGGCGAGCAGAACGCCGGGCGCGGCGGCAAGAACCAGCTGCTCCTGAAGCTGGTGAGCAACGGCATGAAGGAAGCCGACCTGCGCAAAGCCTTCTTCCTGGACTGCGGAATTCAGACCCCCGATGCACGCCGGCAAGCCTACTTCCGGGCCAAGAAATGGGCCACCGACCACCACTTCATCGAGGTCGCGGAAGGGTACGTGATCAGCTTGAAAAAGGACATCTGATGGACTTCGAGACAGCCAATCATCTGTGGGCATACGAGCCCGAAACCGGCCTCTTCCGCTGGCGAGTCGACCGTGGCACGCGCGCGAGAGTTGGGCAGCGCGCAGGAAGTCACCAGGGCGACGGCTACCGGCAGTTGACCTACAACGGTCGGATGTTCAAGGAGCACCGGGTTGCCTGGCTTCTGCGCTACGGGCACTGGCCTGTGCATGAGATCGACCACATCAACGGCATGCGCAGCGACAACCGGATCGCCAACCTTCGCGACGTGCCGCACCGCCTCAATCAGCTGAACCAGAAGTGCCATCGCAACGCCGGTGTCGTGACAGAAATCCTTCCTCTCGTGACAAGTTGTCGTGACAAAAAAGTAACAGCGGCTGTGACAGCCTCGCGCGCGCACGCCCCTTCGGGGTTGTCACTCTGTCACGGCTGTGACGAAACAGCCCGTGACGTGACATGTATCCGTGACAGTGACATTGCTCCGCTTCGCTGCGACAACGTCACCATCACGGCCGGGGCGTGACATGGCAAACGGACCATCTGGAAACCCTGGCAGCCGGCTATGCCGACCTGGTGGTGCGATGCAACGCCAGGGTGTACGTGTGGGATCGGCTGCAGGTGCTGGCCGACCTGGACCCGGAGCTCTACGCGACGCTGCCGGATCTCGTTACGCAACGCGTGAAGGAACTCCGAAATGATCCGCCTGACCCTCCCGTACCCGATCAGCGCTAACCGCTACTGGCGCAGCTTCGTGCCCAGGGGCCACTCCCGCGCCATCGTGACGCTCAGCGATGAGGCCAAGGATTACCGCAAGGCGGTGCTGCAGGCTGTAGCGCTGGCCGGCATCCGCGATCCGATCGTGGGCCGCTTCGCCTTCGACGTGAAGCTGTACCCCAACCGGCCCCAGGATTGGAAGACGCGTCAGCGCAAGTACGGCGACTCTTGGTCCGACACCGTGATGTGCATCGACCTGGACAACGCGAACAAGGTGCTGCTGGACGCGCTCAAGGCCGTGGCCATCGAGGACGACAAGTGGCTGCGCAAGATCACCGGCGAGCGCATGGAGCCCGACGAACACGGCGGGCGCGTCGTCGTCACCATCACGCCGCTGGCCACCCTCCAGCCCCAGGCTGCGCTGGAACTCGCATGACCAAGACCTACACCCCGAAGCCCACCGTGGCCGCCGCTCTGCGCTGGATGATCGCGCAAGGGGAGGGCGCGGAAGTCACCTCCGCGGAGATCGCCGCTGCCTGCGGCATGGAGTCGAAGGAGGTCATCGGGTACTTCATGGGCGCCATCGACGCCGGTGCAGTGCAGTGCATCGTGCGCGATGGGGTCCGCCGCTGGAAGGTGGCGAACAAGGACATCATCGTTCTGGGCGACTCCGAAGCGCCGCCAACACGGCCCAGGAAGCGCCGCGAGCCCGAGGCCCTGCCCGAAGCCGAGCCCGATGGCTTCGACGCCGCGCTGTGGGCCGATGGGCATCTCGTGCTGGTGGGAGCCGAGATCATGGAGGACGGCAATGTGGTGCTGCCGCCCGACCAGGCCGCGCGGTTGAAGCGGCTACTGTGCGGGGAGGCCGTGTGATGCTCATCCTGCGCCCCGTCGGCCGCGGCAATTGGGCCACCACCGAGGTGTCCATCCACGGGCGTCTTGGCGCCCTGACGTTCGCCAAGGGCCAGACCATCGAGCTCGGCGGTGTGACGTTTCGGGTGGTGAGGGTGCACGCATGACCGCCCCGACTCGCGCGCGCCCGCGCGTTTTGCCCCTGGAGGCCCTTCGCTGATGCTCCCCACCCTCGCCCCCGACCAACGCTACGACTGGTGGCGCATCCTGCAGGACCTGTCCATGCACGGCATGACGCTGCAGAGCATCTACGAGGTGACGGGGATTCCCGTGTCCACGCTGGCCGGCTACAAGAACCTGGACGCCGAGCCCCGGCATGCTGACGGCGAGCGCCTGGTGGGGCTGTGGCGGGCCCGCATGGTGCCTCCGCTGCCCGTGGTGGCTGGCAGCGTGCGGCAGGAACGAGTGAGCAAGCGCTAATTTTCGGGAACCCGAATGGGGGGCGGCAAGACACTGCGGCGGTCCAAAACACCGCCCACAGCAGGAGCCCCACATGTCGAAGTCCCCCCGCGTCGTCCACACTCCCGGCGAAGATCCAGCGGCCAAGGCTGCGGCAGCCGCCCAGGAATCGGAGCAGACGACCCAGGCCACCGAAGCCGACGCAGGGGGGGGTGCTGGCGCTGTCGGTCCCGCAGCCGACCAGGCCCTGCTCGCCGAGATCGCCCAGCTGCGCGCCGAGCGTGATGCAGCATTGGCCAAGGCCCAGGGCCTGGAGAGCGACAAGGCTGCCCGCGATGCCGAAGACGAACGCAAGGCAGCGGCCACCAAGGCGGCGCTGGCCGAGCCCCTGCGCTCCAACAAGCCCGCGCCCGGCGTGCATGCCCGCGATGTGAACCCGACCACGATCCGGCGCGCCGTGCTGACGGCCGAGGGCTGGGTGGCCCCGGCTGCGGCCCCCAAGCACGCGTCGGAGCGCTGAGCCGCCATGTGCATCTCTGCCGCTGCGCTCGGCGCCATCGCATCGGGCGTGGGGGCGGTCAAGTCCCTGACCAGCAAGCCCAAGACCTCCAGCCTGGATCCGGTCGCAGAGCGTGCAGCCGCTGATGCGCGTGCCACGCAGGCCGCCAATGCCAAGCTGGCCGACCGCAACCGCAGCCGCAAGGCATCCGCGCTGTCCGTGGACACTGCCACCTCCGACGTGGCTGCACTCGGCGGCAAGTCGCTGCTGGGACAGTGATGGCGGCGAACGGGACCGCCCTGTGCCAGGAAGTGGAGGCGCTGCGCAGCAAGCGCAGCCAGCACGAGTCCGACTGGCGCGACTGCCTGGACATGACCTTCCCCATGCGCGGGCAGGGGTTCAACGGCCAGGTGCAGGACGCATCGAACGTGCGCGCCAAGGTGGCCGCCCGGCTCGACTCCACCGGCACCGACTCCGGCCGCACGCTGGCCAGCGCCATCATGAGCGGCGTAACGCCAGCCAATTCCCGCTGGTTCGCCCAGGAAGTGGACGACGCCAGCGAGGAGGAACGGCAGTGGCTGGACGATGCCGCTGACACCATCTGGCAGAACATCCACGGCGCGAACTTCGACGCGGCCGGCTACGAGTCGTGTCTGGACATGGTGGGCGCCGGCTGGTTCGTGCTGTTCATCGACACGGACCGCGAGAAGGGCGGCGGATATGCATTCGAGCAGTGGCCCATCGCGGAGTGCTTCATTGCCAGCACGCGCCAGGACGGCCGCCCCGACACCATATTCCGTGAGTACCACCTGAGCGCACTGCAGGCGGTGGGCTACTTCGAATCGCTGGGCGGCACGGTCTCGGACAAGCTGCGCAGGAAGGCGCTGGACAAGCCGCACGAGTCGGTGAAGTTCCTGCGCGTGATCCGCCCGCGGCAAGGCGCCAAGCCCGAAGCGCGGTTCGCACGCAACCTGCCTTTCATGTCGGTGGACATCGAGATGGAGGGGCGCCACACCATCCTCGAGCGCGGCTTCCACGAGTTCCCATGCGCCATCCCGCGCTGGACCACGATCCCAGGCAGCGCCTACGCCATGGGCCCGGCATTCGATGCGTTGCCCGACATGCTGGAGCTCAACGAGCTGGTGCGCATGGAGAAGGCCGCGGCCGACCTGGCGCTCTCCGGCATGTGGATCGCCGAGGATGATGGCGTGCTCAACCCGCGCACCGTGAAGGTGGGCCCGCGCAAGATCATCGTGGCCAACAGCGTGGACAGCATGAAGCCGCTCAACACGGGCGGAGACTTCCAGATCGGCTTCACGCTCAAGGCCAGCCTGCAGAGTCAGATCCGCAAGGTGTTCATGGCCGACCAGCTGCAGCCCCAGGACGGCCCGCAGATGACCGCCACCGAGGTGCACGTGCGCGTCGGCATGATCCGCCAGCTGCTCGGCCCGGTCTACGGTCGCATGCAATCGGAGTACCTGCAGCCGTTCATCGAGCGCTGCTTCGGCCTGGCCTACCGCGCCGGCGCCCTGGGCATTCCGCCTGAGTCCCTGCGCGGCCGGCAGTTCCAGATCCGCTACATCAGCCCCATGGCGCGTGCGCAGCGCCTGGAGGACGTGGTGGCCATGGATCGCCTGGAGACCGGAATCCTGCAGAAGCGCGAGGCCGTGCCCACGCTGATGGATATCTACGACTGGGAGGAAGCCGACCGGCTGCGCGGGCAGTACCTGGGCGTGCCTTCGAAGCTGCTGCGCTCACAAGACGACATCGGCGCCATCCGCAAGGCGCGCGAAGACGTGCAGGCCCAGCAGCAGCAACAGCAGATGCTTGGCGCGCAGACAGAGGCAGCCGCAGGCAGTGAGAGCGGGATGAATGTGATGGGCGCCCTGGTGGCGTAAGGGAGAGAAAAATGTCTTTGAACTCGATTCCGGGGAATTCCCAGCTGACGCCGCAGGGATGGATCGCGGACCCGGTGGAACTTGATCACGTGTATATCGACCGGGCTACGCGAGCCCTGGTGGATGCGGGTGGGAATCGTATGGTCGAGAAGCTGAACGCGTCGGGCTATGACCAGACATCTCAGATTCAGCAGCTTGTGGCGGACTCCCTTGCCTCCGGCGCCATCCCGGAGCTGGGTGTGGGGGAATTCATTCTGAATGGCCCCGTGAACCTGTATTGCACGAAGGTCAGCGACGAGGGCTATGGCTACGGGATGAACTTCCGTGGCGTGTCACCAGAGCGTACGCGCATCCTGGACGTACGCGCCGACAAGTCCGCGCCGCTCATTCGGATCACGCAACCGGCTGGGGTTTCCAACGGCGCGCGCATGGAGATGAGTCTGATCGAGGGCTTCACGCTGCAGGCTGCGAGCCCTGCGGGTGTGCCATTCGCAATGGCGGATACGCCGGTCGGAGTGGGCATCTTCGCCGGGGCAGTGTCGGGCTCCGGGTACGGCGCCTACGTGTACCACTCCAACCTGATGCGCCGGGTCCGGTTCATGGGGCATGCCTTCCCGCTGACGCTCGACGACTGCACGCAGTTCATGGGTCAGGAGCTGCGTTTTTCCCGTGCCGAGGTGGCGGTGCGTCTTGGAGGCAACGTAGACCTAGCCCGTTTCCTCCATTGTGGGTGGGGCTCGGAAACCAGCGGCAATTTCAACCTGGGAATGGTGGGCATCCAAGACAACTACAACTTCGGTGTATTGCCTCCTGGCGGAGAGAACATTGTGGTTGTGGATAACGCGTGGGTGATGACGCTCGGCGCGTTCTATGTTGGTAAAGGTTCAAACTCCACCAACCGGAAGATCACGAACAGTTACTTTGAGAGCACGAAGCGGTACTTCTACGCAGACCACAGTGCGAACACTGTTGAACGTCTGGAGATGGATAACTGTCATTTCAGCTTGATGACGAACAACGACCCCGCTGTTTCCACCGATCCGACGAATCCTGCGTATGGGGCGCACATTCAGTTCGGTAGCACAGGTATGGCGCAGAGCGGGAATGGCCCGATCCCGCATCTCACTCTGCGGAATTGCTATGGCGCAGGTACGCATGCAAATGCAGTGGTGAGCTTTAACGCGCGTGGCGGCTACATCGACTGGGATAACAGCACTGTCATCGAGTCCAGCGGCGGCTTTGGCCATCTTCGCAACACGAAGACAAACTACGAGGGATACCGTCGAATTCGCACGACCTCACTGAATACGCCCATCAAGGCGAAGTTCGGCGGCACTGAGACTGGCCTGAGCAAGCTCTCCGGAGATGAAATCCCGTTCGCCTTCACAGCAGTGGCTGGTGCCAATAACGTGCACCACCTGAATGGCGATCAACAGACCATCACTCTGCCGGACGCAGACTGCACAGTGCAGATCACGCCGTATAGCGCCGCACCTCCGACATGTGCACTTAGTCGGGGCGAAGAGATGGAGCTGCACTTCGTTGTGCCTGCAGCGGTCACAGGGACCCGCACCTTGTCTTTCGGGTCGTTGATCGTTGGCGTGGCATCCCTCACCTACAGCGCAGCCGATGTGAATAAGTTCGCCACGCTGAAACTGCGTGCCGGCAGCAACAACAACCGTATGACGGCGCTCAACACGCCCGTGTTTGCGGCGGCCGGCTGACTTTCCCATCCCCTGCCGGTGAACATGCCAAACCCCATCCGCAAAGCCACCCCCGCCGACTACCTGGACGTCTTCGAGCGTCACCCCGCCGGCCAGATCGTGCTGGAGGACCTGGTGCAGCGATTCACGCGGGACGCGGTGACCAAGGGAGGCATCGACGCCGTGCTGGAGACCTATCTGCGCATCGGCTCGCGTCGTGTCGTCGATGCCATCCTGACGCAGATCAACCGGGCCAACGGTGTGCCCGACCAACCCCAAGGAGATGATGATGTTCAAGCGTAGACACGTGCTGCAGGACCTGGCGGCAGGCGAGGGCGGCGATGGTGGCGGAGGTGCAGCTGCTGCCCCTGCTGGAGCCCCTGCTGCTGGCGCAGCACCAGGCGCTGGTGATGGCGGTGCTGCCGCTCCCGCCGCGCCTTCCGCCCTGGCCGCACCTGCTGCCACCACCCCCCCTGCCGAGTTCATCCCCGAGAAGTTCCGCGTGATGGGCGCCGATGGCAAGACCCTGGACGTCGAAGCCAGCGCGCGCAAGCTGTCGGAGAGCTACGGCCAGCTCGAGGGCCGCATGCGCGCTGGTGACGCACCACCGAAGACGGCCGACGAATACACCATCACGGTACCCGATGCCCTGAAGGAGCACTGGGCCGAGTCCGATCGCTCCAAGGCCTTCCGCGAAGCAGCCCACGCCAAGGGCCTGACGCAGAGCCAGATGGACTTCGTGATGGAGAGCTACTTCAAGGCAGCGCCCGAGCTGGTGGGCGGCGCGATCAACAACAGCGTCGACGCCGTGAAGGGCAGTCTGCAGAAGGCCTGGGGCGACGCCTACACCGACCAGCTCGGCGCCGCACAGAAGGCATTCGCAGCGTTTGCCGACGAGGGCGACCGCGACAAGTTCGACAGCATCATGACGGACCCGGCGCTGGCCTACCGCATCCTGGCGAAGGTGGCACCGGAGCTCGGCGAAGGGCAGGGCGTTCCGTCCGCTGCCAGCGCAGGCGAAGCGTCCGAGATCAAGGCGCTGCTTACGAGCGCTGCCGCAGCCGATCCGAGGCACTCGGATCACAAGGCCACGCGCGCCAAGATCGACGCCTACTACGCCAAGACGGTGGGCAACGCACCTGTGAACTGATTCCCTTGGTCGGGGCGTGTTGGACGCCTCTTTGGGCCGGTGGTCGCAAGGCTGCCGGCCCTTTTTGATTTTCGGGAACCCGAATGCACACCCGCCAGACACTGCCCAGCACTCGGCCGGGGGTGGCGCCCTGACAACCGCGAATGCCAGTACGCAGCGATGCGCCAATGCTGTGAACTCAAGAGGGCCGGCGAAAGCCGACAACCCGACCCCGGGCGTGTGTTCTGACCGGAAGTCGCAATGAACAACACCATCACCGCTGCGTTCGTTACGCAGTTCCACGACAGCTTCGTCGCTGCCAACGAGCAGAAAGAATCGCGCCTGGAATCCCGCGTCACCAATCGCGGCTCCATCACTGGCTCCAGCTTCACCGCCAACGACATGGGCACGGTGGAAATGAACCAGGTGGTCAACCGCTACGGCGACACGGAATGGACGCTGCCCGATGTGGGCACGCGCCAGGCCCTGATGGCCGACTACGACCTGGCCGTGCCCATCGACTCCAAGGACCTGCCCAAGCTGCTGGCCAACCCTCAGGGGGACTACCTGCAGCGCTGCCTCGCCGCCGCTGGCCGCAAGAAGGACGAGGTGATCTACAACGCGATCCGCGGTGCAGCGCTGCGCAAGACGGACGAACAGGGCGCCTTCGCTGGCGTGAACCTGCCCGCGGGCCAGATCATCACCGCGGGCGGCACCGGCATGGGCAAGGCCAAGCTGATCCTGGCAAAGAAGCTGTTCCGCGCCAACGAGGCCGACGAGCACAACGGCGAAGAGCTCTACATGGCCTACGACTCCGGCATGCTGGAGGACATCCTGGCGGACACCACGCTGACCAGCGCCGACTACATGGCCGTGAAGATGCTGCAGGAGGGCGACATCTCCGGCAAGTGGCTCGGCTTCAACTGGGTGCCGTACGAGCGCCTGGCGGGCACCACGACCAAGACCACGGCGGCCTGGGCCAAGTCGGGCGTGCACATGGGCACCGGCGAGAACGTCACGACCGATATCGGCCCGCGTCGTGACAAACGCAACCTCGTCCAGATCTACATCGCGCTGTCGCTGGCAGCCGTGCGGGTCAACGAGGCCAAGGCCGTTACCATCGACTACGTGGTGTAAGCCGCGACCAACATCAGGAGCACGAAATGGCAGAAGTTCGATCCACCCAAATGGCCTCGGTCGCAGCTGGCGCAAAGCTGCTTCCCAGTGCCGACGGCGGGCGCAAGCGCCTGTTCTTCGCGCGCTACGTTCAAGGCGCGAGCACGCAGGCGATCAACGACACGATCTACCTGGGCGACCTGCCCAAGGGCGCGCGGATCTGCAAGGACTGGCTGGTGAACTGCGGCACGGGCACTGCGTCCAGCACCATGGACATCGGCCTGCGGCAGAAGGCATCCCCGCTCGGTGACGGCTCGGTGATCGACGCGGACGGCATTGCCACTGCGATCAACACCGCCGCCGCTGGCTACAAGGACGCCGTGAATGGCGCCCTGCTCGCAGCTGGCGCGGAGTACGTCACCACCGGCGTGGTGGAGGTGTACGCCACCATCACCGGTGCCGTGCTGGCCGCAAACCAGCCGCTGACCGTCGAAGGCAGCTACGTCCAAGACTGACGCGCGCACCGCGTCTCACAGGGCCGGGGGCGCAGCAATGCGTCTCCGGCCTTTTGCATAGGACTCAACCATGCCTGCCACCCGCGTCTCCATCTGCTCCAACGCACTGCTGTTGCTGGGCGACCTGCCCATCGCATCCCTGGAAGAGGCATCCGACCGGGCCGTGCTGGTCGCGAACCTCTACGAGAGCATGCGCGACAGCATGCTGCGCGCGCACCCCTGGAACTGCGCCACCAAGCGCGTGGTGCTGGCTCCAGACAGCGAGATTCCGGCGTTTGGCTTCTCCCGCTCCTTCCTGCTCCCTGGCGACTGGCTGCGCACCCTGAAGGTGGGCCAAGACCTCGACGGCGCGGACTACCGCATGGAGAGCGGGCGCATTCTGGCCGATGCCACCGTATTGCCGCTGCGCTATATCTGGCGCAACGAGAACGAATCAACGTGGGACGCCATGCTGGTGGAAGCGATGGAGCTCGCCATGGCTGCCCGCATCGCCTACCCGATCACGCAATCCACCTCGCAGCAGGAACTGCGCGAACGCAAGCTGTCCGACTTCATGAAGCGCTGCCGTGCGACCGACGGCCAGGAAGACCCGCCCGAAGAGCTGGGCGACTACCCGCTGATGGCCTCGCGCTTCGGGTCTACCCGCCGCTGGTGACACGATGCCGCGCATCAACACCGTTCAGACGAACTTCACTGCCGGCGAGATCAGCCCGCAGCTGTATGGCCGCGTCGACATCGCGAAGTACCAGAACGGGGCGAAGCGCATGCTCAACGCGCTGCCGCAGGTGCACGGCGGCGCGCGGCGGCGCTTCGGGACCATCTTCGTGCGTGAGGTGAAAGACAGCAGCAAGGTAACGCGGCTGGTCCCCTTCGTGCTCAACGCCACCACCGCATACATCATCGAGATGGGCGACCTGTACGCCCGCTACTACAAGAACAATGCCGTGCTGGGTGCGCCTTACGAGGTGGTGACGCCCTACGCATCAAGCCAGATCTTCGACGTGGACTACACGCACGGCGAAGACACCATGTTCATGTTCCACGAGGCCGTCGCACCGCAGCGGATGATCCGCGCCGGGGACACCAGCTGGACCCTTGGCGCCGCGCCGTTCGTGCAGGTGCCATTCGAGGAACCCGGCATCTATCCGGCGGCCACGCTCACGCCTTCGGTGAAGGACCCGGTGGGCGCCGTGGTCACGCTGACAGCCGGCGCCCCTGTGTTCTCTGCCGGCAACGTCGGCAGCAGCGTGAAAATCAACGGCGGCATCGTGTTCATCACGGCCTATACCGACGGCACTCACGTCGACGGGCTCATCAAGCAGGAGCTGAGCAGCGTCACCATCTCGCCCGCGCCGGCCTGGAGCCTGCACGCGCCGGCCTGGTCCAGCGGCAAGGGCTGGCCCCGCAGCGGCACGCTGTACCAGCAGCGCCTGGTGGTAGGGGGCTCGCCCACCTTCCCGCAGACCCTGTGGGGCAGCGTCACGGGGGCATACCTGGACTTCCAGCAAGGCGTGGCAGATGACGACGCATTCCTGTTCAAGATCGCCAGCGACAACACCAACCCCATCCGCTTCCTGGCCGGCAGCACCGCCCTCGTGGCGCTTACCTCGGGCGGCGAGTTCACCATCACCGGCGGCTTGGAGAAGCCGCTGGCGCCCACGAACGCCCAGATCAAGCCGCGGCGCAACCATGGATGCGCCAACGTGCGCCCCGTTCGCGTGCTCGACTCCGAGTTCTTCGTCCAGCGTGCCGGCCGCAAGGTGCGGGCCCTGAGCGACGTGGACGGCCTGGACAAGTGGGGCGCGCCCGACGTGTCGCTGCTGTCTGAGCACCTCACCGAATCGGGCATCGTGGACATGTGCTGGCAGCAGGAGCCCACTTCCATCGTGTGGATGGTGCGCGCCGACGGCAAGCTGGTGTCGGCCACGTACGACGCTGACCAGGATGTGAACGCCTGGGCGTTGCACGACGTGGGCGGCGCGGTGGAGTCCGTTGCATGCATCCCGACGCTGCAAGGCGACCAGGTGTGGATGATCGTGCGGCGCGTGGTGGGCGGGGTAACGAAGCGGTACATCGAGCGCATGGCCACGGAGACGCTGGCCGACTGCTCAGTGGTGGCCAGTGGCGCAGCGTCCACGGTGTGGGGCGGCCTGTCCCACTTGGAGGGCCAGCTGGTCGACGTGCGCGCAGACGGCCACTACGCGGGCCGGCACACCGTCACCGGCGGCCAGGTGACGCTCGGCTATCCCGCGTCCTCGGTGGTCATGGGGCTACCGTTCACATGCTTGATCGAACTGCTGGACCCTGCCGTGAACGCTGGCACGGGGTCCTCGAAAGCCAGCGCGCAACGCACGGCAGAGGTCACCATCCTGTTCCACGAAACGACCGGCGCCATGGTCAACGGGCGGGTGCTCGACTTCCGCACCACCGGGCCCAACACGCTGGACCAGCCCCCGGCTTTGTTCTCCGGCGTCAAGCGCGTCAGCTCCTTGGGCTGGAATCGCGGGGCCTCGCCGGTCACCATTTCCCAGGAGATCGCTATGCCGCTGTACGCGCTCAGCGTGACCCGCAAATTCACATTCAACGATGGCTAAAACCGACATCCGCCCCGCCACCGAGGCCGACATTCCCCGCATGCTGTCGCTGGGCGCCATCATGCACGCGGAGAGCCCGCGCTTCTGCGGCTTCCAATTTCTACCCGACCGGCTGGCGGACAGCATCCGGCGGGTGATGGCCATGCCCGCGGGCTTTGCGCGGGTGGCGTCGGTGGACGGCGATGTGGTGGGCGGCCTGTTGGGGGTGGCCGTACCGCACTACGCGTGCGACCTGGTGCAGGCCTGCGACATCGCGTATTTCGTCCGGCCCGATGCCCGAGGCGGATCGGCAGCGGCCCGCCTGGTGGACGCCTACAGGCAGTGGGCCATCGAGATCGGTGCCGAAGCCAATATCGGCCTGAACACCGGCGTGCAACCCGAGCGCACCGCGCGCCTGCTGGAGGTGCTGGGCGCAGAGCAGTCGGGGACCATCTGGACTTGGAGAGACACATGTGCGTAAGCCCTGGGACGTTGATGGCCATTTCCTCCGGCGTGAACATCGCCGGGCAGCTGGCCAAAGGCATGGCGGAGAGCAGCGCCAGCAGCGCCGACGCGCGAGCGCAGGAGGTAGCGGCCGCGCAAGAACGCGACTCGGCGATGGTCGAGGCTGCACGCATCCGCAAGGCAGGTGCTCGAGCGAGCGGCGCAGCGCGGGCTCAGCTGGCCGCCAGCGGCGTGGATGTCGGCTCCGGCACCGCGCTGCTGATCGACGGCGACATCACCACCAGCGCCGCCACCGACGCGGAATACACGCTGCTGACTGGCGAGCGCCGCGCACGCGCGTACCAGGACGGGGCATCGCAGTCGCGTGCCCGTGGCCGCAACGCCATGGCCTCCAGCGTGCTGGGCGCCACATCCGCCGGATTGCAGGGCTGGAAGGCCGTGAAGGAACAGAAGACCCCGCCGCCCGGTCCTGGCGGCCTCTGGAGCTGACGATGGCGCGTATTCCCCTCGGAGATTTCGGCAGCGTCCGACTGCAGCCTGGCCCCGTGGCGCGGGCCGACCCGGACGCCTATGGCGCGGGCGTGGCGCAGACAGTGCAGCAGGCTGGCCAGGTGGGCATGCGCGAGGCCGGCCAGGACATCGCCCAGGCAAACCATGAGATCGACCGTGCGCAGCGCCAGGCAGCTGCGGATGCCAAGCAGGCGCAGCGGGAGGCAGAGGCAGAGGCCAAGGCTGCTGCGCGCGAGGCCGACCGCGTGCGCTCGGTCACAGCGCAGGCCACCATCACCAACGACCTGAACGCCCTGCACGACGAGATCGCCACCGGGCTGGGCGACGGCACCGTGGACAAGGGCAAGGCCCTAGAGGTGTTCAAGACCCGGGCCGATGAGATCCGCACCAAGGGCCTGGAGGGCGTGAACCCCGAGCACCGGCCGCTGGTCGACGCCATGCTGATGGACAACTTCGGCCGCACGCAGCGCTCGGTGGCCGGCCTGGTCACGGCGCGCGACAAAGCCGATATCAAGGCGGGTGGCCTGCAGTTCATCGAGGAGATGCAGCGCCTGGCCGCGCGCGGGCCGAAGGAAGCCGACGACGCCATCAACAAGGTGCGCACCTTCTGGACCGCCACAGGCCCCCGAGCAGGAGAGCCCCCGGACGTGGCCGCCGCCCGCGTGCAGCAGTTCGCCGAGCGCGTGCGCTTCACCCAGGCCACCGCGCTGGTGAACGCCGACCCGGGCGCCGCCCTTAAGGCCCTGAAGGACCAGAACTACCTGCCCGAGCTGGATCCGGGCGCGCGCACGAACCTGATCCACACCGCCGACGCGCGGGTGACGCAGGCCGCCAACCGGGCCGAGATCGCTGCTCAGGCGCGCGAGCGCAAGATGGATCGGGAGTGGAAGGCGGTGAGCACGGTGTTCGAGGCCGGCAAGATGCTGGACCCGGTGTCGCTGGAGAACGCGCGCAAGACCTTCAAGGGCACGGCCTACGAGGCGGCGCTGACCAACCTCACCGCGCAGGCGCCGGCCGCCACCGCATTCGCCTCGCAACCTGTCTCCGCGCAGCGGCAGGCCATGATGCAGGCCCAGGCCACCATGAACACGGCCGGCGCATCGCCCGAGGCTGTGGCCCGGTACAAGCACATGGAGCAGCTGCACGCTGCGACGTTGGCCGACATCGAGAAAGACCCCTACCAGGCCGCGGCCGAGCGCGGGGTGATCGTCGGCGTGCGGCCGCTGGGCATGGACCTGCAGCAACTGCCGGCGCAGCTCCGGGCCCGCGCTGCCGATGCGCAGCAGGTGGGCCAGTGGGTGGGCTCGGATGTCTCGCTGTTCCGCCCGGACGAGGCCGAGAAGGTGGGCAACGTGCTGCAGGCCATGCCACCGAAGGACCGGGCCGGCGCTCTGGTGGGCCTGCGTGCTGCCATGACCCCGGGCCAGGCCGCGGCCTTCGCCAAGCAGCTGGACCCCAAGGACAAGTCCCTGGCCCTGGCTATGGCCTACACCGACAGGAAGACGACGGCGGGCCGGTATACCTCTGAACTGATCCTGCGCGGCCAGCAAGCCAAGCTGGACGGCACCAGCACCAAGGGCCAGAAGCAGCCCGACGCCAAGGTGGCCGAGTGGGGCGCGGAGTTCGCAGCCGACCTGGCCGACGTGTTCCCCAACCAGCAGACGGCGAACGACATCCGGGAGGCGGCCATGCTGATCAGCCACGGCCTCGCAGCGGAAGCCGGCGGCGCCCTGTCGCGGGAAGACCGGCAGCGCGCGCTGCGCATGGCGGTGGGCGGCACCATCGTGGAGCACAACGGCCGAAAGATCCCGCTGCCGGCTGGCGTTGACGAAGGAGGGCTGCGCGAGCGGTTGCGGGCCGTCACGCCGGAACAGGTCGGACCCGGCACCACGGTGCGCGCCGCGGGGGTGGACGTGCCGATGGCCGAATTCATCCGCACGCTTCCCGGCCAGCAGCTGATGCCGTACCGTGCCGGCCAATATGCGGTGATCGTCGGCGGCCGGCCGGTGGTGCGTACCGATGGCCGCCCGGTGCTGGTCGGGGTGCAGTGATGGACTTCGACAACAGCGCCCAGGTGGACGCCCTGGCCAAGCTGCCGCCGGAGCCGCCGCCCGCCGCCCCGTCGAAGTGGAACGGCTGGA